CATCTCTTCCAAGTGTTGCTCAAGTGTCATGTTAAACATTCTCATTTCCCTTCGGGTGCTGTGTAAAAAACGTGTGTGCCAATGCGACCGTCTCGGTGGTAACTTTTGGCCCAATATGGTGACACATAGGTAGTATGATAGTGGGTAGAGGTCAAGCCTATGCGGTCACCTTTTAGTATAGACTTAGCTATAGTCTCAGCTATATCAATGGCTTGTCTGTCGAAGACGTTGCCAGTGTACTTACGGTAGTCATCAGATTTTCCATCGTGGGTGAACGAGAACTGCTTACGCTGGAAGACAACGGCACAGATTTCGTCGGGCCAACGGGGTGATTCTACCCTAGTCATTACGACCTCAGCAACGGCCCTCTGTCCTTCCAGAGGTTCACTACGGCTCTCAAAGAAGACCGCTGCTGCTAGACACATCAGGGGTGTCATGCGATTTCGTTACCCATGCCAAAGATATGACGACCACCAGCCTTGAGGGCCAGCACACGGTCAAGGCTAAAGCTCTTGTACTTGGGCTTCTCACCATCCTTACCCACGAACATGGGGATCAGGTTATGCTTCTTGAGTACGTCAGCGGCCTTACGACCACGCTCACCACCCACAAGGTATTTCTTGACGTTCAAGCGACCATTGTATGTACGCTCCTCGTTGTCTTTAGTCAGGAACTTAACGGTGATGAACTCGTTAGCGTTCTCTGCCAGTACCATGCTTACCATGCGTGTATCTAGTGTCATGTTATTACTCCGATTTAGTGTTGATTACATATATGGGCGAATCAGTTAGTGATCTTAGTGTACTTGCATGTTTATCAGCCTGTGCCTTGGACATCAAGGGTAACTTTAGCTGCATCAAGATGCCATTTACTTCTGTTGATATTGCGAATTGTGTCATGCGTCTTCCTTGTTGTTAAGTGGTGACCCTGACCACGATTTAATCGACATCCAGTCGAATGTAAAGTTAGCTCCAACGTAATCCCATACGGCCCAATACTCTGCGTTCTCTCTTGAGGTTTCATCCCAGACCCACAGGCATGGAATACTTTCGATCCTGAACGAGGCTATCTCACCGCAGTGATACTGCATCTCAACATCAGCATCGACAAGGATGTGTGTGTAACGATCAAACTTAGCTTCTTCTGCATCTTGGAACAGTCCGTTTACTTTTGCCATCTTAAGTTCTCCTTAATTCCCACGGTGGGGGTCAGCTTGTAGAATCACCGTACATAATTCCCTCGGTGGGGTCAACAGAATTATTTCCACTGGTGGGGTGACTCTCATTTTCCACTGTGGGGGTCATTTTCCACTGGAGGGGGTACGGTCATTTTCCACCGGAGGGGGTACATGAGTGATCGCTTATATAAACACATGCTTATATTCGAATATTTATATATGTTTATATGCTTATATGTGGATATACTTATATAAGACTGTATGCGATGGTATGCGATAGTATACGATGGTATGCAACAGTATGCGATTAACGTATACGATGGTATGCTATGGTATACTTGCGTATACTTTGGTATACAATCGAGTGTGGTATTTTTACAACGTGACATTCTTGCAACGTGACATTTTTACAACGAATCTGTCAAGCGGAAATAAGCTATGCAAAAATTGACATAGGTATGCGCTAAGGTCATGGCTAATGAGCTATGCAAAAATTGACATAGGTATGCACAAAACGCATAGCTAAGTTTTGATTCGGCATCCCCCATTTTTAACACGGTTCCACAAAAACTGTCAATAGGGCCTGAGACGCTCTAAAACGGCCTTTTTAAGCCATGTTCGAGTCTGATAGGGCGTAGGTCATAAAATTGATTCCCCGCAATATTCGTTAAATCGGCCTTAAAATCGGCTTAAATTCGACTATATATAAATAGGGCTTGCAACCGCCCGGTTTATCCCATAATGATTCCTTAGTAACTCCGAGCCAAGAAAGGGCCGAATCATGACTAGCAACCAACCACACAATAACAAGTCTTTCCGCTTTGTTTTAATCGGTCAGACCTTCGATTATATCGACGGCAAGCGGTACGAAAAAACAAATACCCAATACGCCCGGCCCTTTGGCGGCGGTAAGGCAATCAAATTGGCAAAAGATTTATATTGCCGCAATGTTAGCCTATGGGAAGGCACAACAGCCAACGCCTAAGCCTAACGGGGGCGCAAGCCCCCAACCAACCATAACTCCGATATAAGGAATCGACACAATGACAAACACCGACCTTCAAACCGCGCTGAATAGAATTGATTTTTTTGCTAAAGACATGGCGGATCATGCCAAGATTGCCTATTGGATGGAGGAAGAGAATAGTAAGGAATGGCATATCAATCGCTGTAAGGAAGCCTTCGCCACTCTAATCGAATTACATGAATCCTTGTAACCTAGTGGGGCTCCGGCCCCAATCAACCATAACTCCGATATAGAAAGGGACTCCAATGTCTAACCAATTAGAAAACAATATACGCGACGGATTAACCGACCACATCGCCCAATTTGAGGCCAGCCGCGACCGCCTCCGGGCAATTCATAACATGGAACGCGAGTCCCGTGCCAAAGCAAGGAACCGCCGCGCCGCCCTACGATTCATAAGAGACTTGATTGAGTCCGTATTTATGGCCCTTGGCATCTTTCTTTCGGTTGCCATAGTCGTCACTGTCCTAATCTTCGCCGCCTTTGGATTTACCGCCCCGGACGGCTTTGGAATTCAGTTGCCCTTCTGCGGTTACTTTTGGGAGTCAATCCAATGAAATATGAAAAGCAAGCCCGTGCCATGATCCGCAAAATGATCCGCAGCGCCCGACAGGATTGGGCAACCTGCGTATATGTTCGACCATACGGCGATTATGAAACAATAAACGAGCGTCAAAACGAAAAGGAAATTCTGGACGCGGTTTTCTGTTGCGATGAGACTGTCATCAGATTCGTTGATATAACAACGGGCCGCAGCTTGGGTGATGTTTTGGTTGTTCTGGAATATGACCGCGAACCTGATGAGATAGTTTCCGACTATACCGATAACCCCTATACGCAACGCCTCATCGACCTAATTGGAGCTTAAAAATGTCTAACTTAGAAAACACTATTGCCGCCATGCTGACCGAAAACACTGGCACCCACTTCCTCGACAGCGGCGGGGCCTGTGGCCGTGCATGGCAACAAAACATGGGGAAAGCCGTTGAGGACTTCCAAGCGCAACCTAGTGCCACCGCCGAGATATACGTCAGGGAATGGCAAGGGAAGCTGACAGCCGAGGTCATCCCCTGCGTAAATGTTTTTCACTTGCTGACAGGTGGCGCTCTGGAAATCGACAGCCTGTGCAAGGAATTTAATGCCATGCCCGTCGAGAACTGGGGCGGGGATTATAACGGCGTATCGCTTGAGGGGCAGGAATTGCTCGACCTGCGTGGGTTCTCATTCGATGAGGGCGAATGTCAGAGCTTCAATACATATAACTGGGCCGCCGCTCATTCCCAAGTTTTCCAAGGGGTCGAGCTAGTCCTTGCCGGGGAATACGGTGACGACAGATATATCCTCATCCAGATTCACGGGGGCGCTGACGTTAGGGGCGGCTATACTGACGCCAAACTTTTTAAGCTGTCGGATCATGCAGAGTTTTATAACGTAGTGACAGAGGACTGTGGGTTCTCTGATGAGACTGGGGAAGTGTCCCTGTCATGGCATGGGGAATGGATCAATAGTGACGGCGGCTGTGCTGGTGATGAGGACTTACTGGCCCTAGCCCTTGCCTGTGGCGCATCACTTGAAAACCCTTCGGTTGTTATCGAAGGCGACGCTTATTTAGACTTTTGAGGGGGGCGACAGTAATGGAATGGAGAGTCTATATTCTAACGGGCGGCAAGCGGTTCTGCTATCATGCTACGCGCAGCAAGGCTGAGGCACTCGACAAGCTGACAGTGTTAGAGCGGCGGCACGATACCCGCTACCAATTCGAGATTGAACCTGTAGTTTTCTAGCGTCCCTCCCACGCTAGGGCATTGGCTCCGCTTAGGCGGGGCTTTTGTCGTTCAATCAATCGCTTGATCTAAGGAATTGAACGGGCGTTCAGTTAATGGGGCGCAGATTGATACTGGCGAATCACTTGNGGGATGTGGGCGAATCGCCTATCCTTTGTCAAGTTTTTCTTTTGTTTACTCACGTTTTGTTACAGTTTTGCACGTTTTTGTAACATTAGTAACATTTTCGTTGGGGCCCCTTGACATTACGAGCGAATCATTTTCGGCGGCCCGTTAACGACACCTGAATCCAAAACAAAAAATTACTTTCGTACACCTGCGACATAATGTCACTACCCCCACAAGGTTCAAGCGAATGTTGGAAAAAACGACAAATCCAATGAAACTTTCTTTCGTTGTAAAACAGTCGCTTGTAAAATAGTTGAAAAAAGTATGTATAAAATTCTCAAAAGGGTCACTATAGTATATTGAGAGAGTAACTTAAGTTATCACATAAATTATTATCACTACGATTTATACTACTAGGTCATAGAACATAAGTTATAACTATAGTTACCACTATCTCTTATTCCCTACTAGCCAAACCAAGAAGTGTGTCTTCAAGTTATAACTATAGTTACAGAGTTCTTGCCGATGGGCTAGTGAGGAATATCGACTACCCACTTAAGTTACCCTTAATCTTGTCGTTAATAGCCCGTAGGGCGGAGACTACCGTTATGATCGCAGCATTACCCTACAGTAAGTTAGTAGAGAAGCACATCTTGGAATGTATCCAAGGTGGCATAGGTATCCGTCAAATGATTGCCTCAATGCAGCACCTACAGGATGCACCAAAGTCTTTATCTACCATGTACAAAATCTATGGGTCGTTCATTGAGATGGAACGAGCGAAGATCAATGGTGCTGTCGGTAAGAAGGTCATAGACCAAGCCTTAGATGGTGACTTTAAATCACAAGAGTTGTTCCTACGATCTAAGGGTGGCTGGAGTCCAACTCAGACTAACATTGAAGTTGAACAAGAGACTGACCCTGACCTAGACGAAAGTGCTGTTGATACACTTATGTCGTTACTTGGATACAACGAAAATGCCCCCGAAGAAGAAGAAGAAACAACCTGTGCCTGTGAGGAAGATAACTGCCGATGCTCTTAGAGGATTACCTCAGAGTAAAGTTAAGGACATCTTCGAGCAACTAGGGCCACAGAAGACCGAAGAACTCAAGCATGACTGGATGTTCTGGGCTAGAGACAACCAACTGGAGCCTATCAATGACGATTGGAACACTTGGTTCATTAACGCTGGTCGTGGATTTGGTAAAACTAGGTCAGGCGTTGAGTGGGTTAGAGATAATGTTAAGCGTGGTGTTAAGCGTATAGCTGCCGTAGCTTCCACTAACTCAGATATTGAACGAGTTATGGTCAAGGGTGAATCTGGTTTCCTATCGGTATGCTGGAAGGGTGACAGAACCTACGCAGGTAAGAAGATGGGGTTTCCTGAGTGGTCTCCAACTAANCGTACACTCACATGGGAGAATGGAGCGCAAGTACAGTTCTTCTCCGCTGAGGAACCTGAGCGTCTCCGTGGCCCACAGTTTGAGTTAGCNTGGTGTGATGAGACNGCTGCTTGGAACAAGGATATGGACACTTGGCAGATGCTACAGTTTTGTATGCGTCTGGGTAAACACCCAAGGATCATGGTTACGACCACACCCAAGCCAACCAAACTTATTCGTCAGATACTCAAAGACCCTA